TCAGACGGAAGAAAGCGCCTGGATGACGTGCTTCGGATCGTTATGGATGGCGCGCAGCAGCGCCTTTGCCGGTCCGGTCGGCTCCCGTCGACCTTGTTCCCAGTTACGCAGCGTACCCAGTTGAACGTCGATCATCGCCGCGAACTTGGCCTGGGTCAGACCGGTTGCTTTGCGGATCTCTTTCACCTGCAGCGAGTCGACGACGAATTCCCGCGAGGGTTGACGTTCGCCACGGTGAATCTCGTCCATCTGCTGGACGCTTTCCAGAAGGTCTTCGAAAAATTTGCTCATGGTGATTACCTCCACCGCTCGATAATTTGCTTGAGCACCTTGCGCTCGTCTGCCGTCAGGTCGTCCTTCTCGTTCTTCGGATAGATCAGCAGTAGTGCGATCTGCGAAGCCGCCGTGAAGTGGTAGTAGATGACCCTGGACCCGCCTCGCTTGCCGTGACCGCTAGACGCAACGCGAGCCTTGCGAATGCCGCCAGTACCTTCAATCACATCGCCCATGTCCGGCCGGTCAGCCAGTTGTCGCTGAAACTCCGCGTAGCTGTCATCGCTAAGCAGATCCCGCAGGCGCTTGGTGAAGATCGGTGTCTCGATAAAGATCATAGCCGCATAGTACGCCAGTGGCGCACCTCCTTCAATTGATTCGATTACTGGCCGGCGAGCGGTAACGTGATGCCGGCCAATGGCCCCAACCTGATCGCATCATGCAAATGCTCTGGCGCAAGGTGCGCATACCTCATCGTCATATTCAGCGAGGCATGGCCCAGGATCTCTTTCAGCGTCACGATATGCCCGCCGCCCATGATGAAGTGAGCTGCGAACGTGTGGCGCAGGATGTGGCTTGCTTGCCCGCGTGGCGGCTTGATCGAGGTCGAGAGCAGGACCAGCCGAAACACGCCAATGCAGTTGGTGAACGGCCCGTAGGTTTGCCAGTGCTTCTTGATCGCCGCGACCAGCTCCGGCGTTACCGGGACCATCCGCACCCGCTTCGACTTGGTATTGGCAAACACCAGGGCGTTGCCTCGAATCCGCTCCGGTCGAAGCGCTTGAGCCTCACCCCACCTCGCCCCGGTCGCCAAGCAGATCCGCGCCACCATCGCCGGGTGTGGAGACGTGGTCCGCGCCTGGAGCGCATCGAGCAGCTCGGATATCTGCGGCTTGGTAAGGTAGGCCAAGGGGCGCTCCTGCAACCGAACCGGACGAATACGGGTGAACGGACAGGGATAGTCGATCACGTCGAGTTTATGCAGCTCGTTGTAAACGGCTTTCAGGTAGCCGAGGCGATTGTTCGCCGTCTTGCCGGTGACGCCAGCTGACATCCAACGCGCGCGCGTGGCGGCGATCTTCGCGCCATCGACCATACGAGCTATCGGATCGCCCATCGCCTTTGCACACGCCCGCAGGATCGCCACACGCCGAACGCCATCGGAGAGCGAGACGCCGTGAAGATCGAACCACAGCTCGACCAGTTCTGACAGCCTGCGTTTGTCCTTTGGTCGCGGCGCCCAATCGTTGGATTCGCTGCACTTGGCTCGACAGGTCGCCTCGAAACGCATTGCCTCGGCCTTGGTCTTCAGCGTCTTGCGGAAGCGCTTGCCTTTGACCGGCTCAACGTCGACCCGCCAGCGACCGTCAGGGAGCTGCTGGATCGCCATCAGACCGCTCTGCCCCATCGAACGTGGCGCTCTTGAAGCAACGTCTTGATGTGCTTGTACAGATCACGCTCGCTCATGTCCTTGGCGGCGTAGTGGTCACGAATGACCGGCCAGCATTCCCATTCCTTCAGTCGATCAAATGCGGTTTTAGCGCCCACTCGCTCCCGTGCCAGCAGGCTTACGAAGTTTCCCAGGAACAGCTCCACGTTCTTGCCCGAGAAGCCCCGTGACGTCTTGTAGTAGCGCTTGTATTCCGTTTCATCGACCAGGGAATCGACCGCCACATCGACCCGCACGTCATCACGCATCAGCGTCCAGATCGGTTCGTATTGCCCTGGGCGGTGCAGCAACTTGAACTGGCACAGCCCGTAGCGCCACAGACCGTCCAAGTGGGCGGAGAACGCCGCAAACGAATCCGTTTCGATGGCCTCGCCAGTCTTGGCACTGATCGACCCGCTGGCGAACTGCTGGATGACCGAATGGTGATAGCGCAGCTCGACGCGCCACACGTCCGCCTCAGGATCGTAGTTATCAGGATCGGCCGCATCGAACGAATCACGCCGACGCCAGATGCTTTCCCAGAAGTCGAGCTTATCGGTCGCGCGGGCCTGTTCGGTTTTGTTGTAGATACAGAGCTGGACGCCACCAGCAGAGCCGAACATGGACGTTTCGCCACGACCGTAGACGCTGGACTTGGTCGCCCAGTTGATCTCTTTGATACCCGAGATATCCCGGTGCGTCCGCGCGCGACAGTGCAGGCGGGCCACCAGATCCACCGGAGGCTTCCAACCCTGGAGATCCAGCGCCAGATGGACAGCGCACTGGTTGCGTTCGCGGTGTGTCATCACGGCTGCGGCGTAGTAGTCCATCCGCTCTTGCAAGCGCTCAGGCGACAGCGCGTCGATGGCGTGCGGTGACACTTCGATTTTCAGGTGCGGGCCGATGTTCTCGAGCTTGGCGTTGAAGTTCTTGATGAGCAGGATGAACCCGAGGTCAGCATTCTGGAGCTTGTACTGGTAGCCCGAGTCCCGCCCTACCCGTCCGGCGTGCCAGAACTCCCCGGCGAACTCGACCATGACGCCCGGTTTCTCGAACAGCGCCATGATTTCCGGGCGGATCAGCCCTCGGTACAGCTGGCGGACCGTATCGACGCCGCAACGCAGCAACCGAACGCCCGACAGGTCAGTCAGTTTGGCCGAATGGCTATCGAAGAACAGTCGCCCGGTTGGGGTTTCCTGGAAGTTCTGATCAACACGAATCTGGTCTTTAACGCTCATCTTCTTCTGCTCCAAATTGCAACGAATTGACACTGTCCAGTTGGGTTTATCTGACGTGTTACAGGGACGTCAGCGGGACGCCGCCGCGCCGACGCCGGCGCCCGATGCGCTACGCTGGCGAGCGCCGGCGTCTGGCTCGCGACGCGTAGAACTGAGCGACGCCACTGGATCAATCACGCTGGTAACCGCACCTCGCCCCGTCCAGGGCGTGATGCGTTCGCCGTCTATGTCGCAGTACATATCCATCTGCCCGGCGAAGAAGCGGCACTCCCCGAGCGGTACAACGCGGGTCAATCCGCTGTTCGAGACGAGGACAACGCGGGCGGTCTTGCTCACGGGTTTGGCGTTTCCGGTGTTCTGCCAGTAGATCCCGTCTGGCTCTGGCTCCTGGGGCGCAGGTGGTCGCCATGAGCCCACCGGGGCCATGACGTAGCCACCAACGCGCCATGTCATCGACATGACCGGCCCTTCGGGTTTGCTATACACGGCGGTTGCTGCGCGGGCGGTACGCGACGGCGCTGGCTGGGGTTCAGGCGCTGCCACAGGCGCGGGCTCGGCTGATTTGGGTACGACCGGTGTGCTGAAGAAGGAGCGCACGCCCATGACGCCGAAGACACCGCACACAGTGACGATGCCGATCAGCCCCCACAGGCCCCAGGAGCGCAACAGCGAGGCGCGCCCATCGGCTTTCGATTCATCGCCTACGTCGCCTGTGGCCGATTGCGTGGCTGACTTGTAATAGCACCACACGGTTGGCTTGAAGGTCCCAGCGCTCTGCCGTAGGAGAGCGGTTTTCGGTGGCCGCTGGCCCTTGGCAGCACCCCGGTAGATATCGACCCGGTAGTACTTCTTGGACTTCTTGACGATTCGGTAGGTGGTCTCGACCAGCAGGGTTACCCACGTGGCGATCTGCTCCAGATCCTGGGTAACCAGCACCACGCGCATGGACTGCCCCTTTTCATCGACCCGGTGCCGGTGTTCGGCCAACAGCGCCTTGTCTTCGAGTGCTGCCGCGTTGGTCTTTTGCCCCTTCGGCCAGCGGCGCCAGAGTTCGTCGAGGACCAGCACGCAGCCGTTGGGGGCCAGCTCGGAAAGATCGCGGCGCTCGAACCAGTCCGCCGGTAGCTGGGCGATGGTGCCGCCGAACTCGGCCAGTAACGCATCGACCTCGAGCGGGATATTGGTCACCACATGCCGGCCCTGTTTCAGGCTGGGGATGATGACGTGTTCAACGACTCCGTAGGTTTTGCCATGGCCGGGCATGCCGGTGTATGCGTCGATGGCCATAGATCACCCGATGATCGGCAGACGGCGGATGACGAAGCGGATCAGGTACGCCAGCAGCACCGTGGTGACGCCGAAGTCGAGCCGGAACATGGAGGCGAAGAACTGCACCTCGGGCGGGATCGACTGCATCGCCCCACCGGCCTGGTGGAAGAAGTCCGGCACCGGAATGGCGTTGAAGAACGAGACGATGCCTTCGGACAGTTGGTAGAAGATCCACTGCGGCAGGGTTTCGATGAAGTCGATGACCGAGTCGAAGGCATCCTGCAACCATTGCAGCAGTTTGCCGGGGAAGGCCCACACCCAATCAATGAAACGACCTAGCTTCTCAAGCATGGCGGCACCTCACGAGGACAGGACGATACGAACGCCCAGCAGGCACCAGACGGCCAGCATGAGCGCGGAGAAGATTCCGGAGATCTCGCCCCACAGGACGCAGTGACCATCGAAGGTGATCGGTTTGCCGAACAGGTTCACCGTTCCAGACGGGCAGACACCGGGGCCGGACGGAAAGGAAATGGCGCCGACCGCATTGCCCAGGGGCGAGTTACGAATGCCGTCGAAGACGTGGGCCAGCGACTGTTCAAAACCGGGCACTGTCTGAGCGCCGCCGAAATAGGTCGGTTCTATGAACGAGCAATCACCGCCATCGCAGAAGCCGGGGCCGGAGCCTTCGCCTTCATCCTCGCCTTCTCCTTCGCCATCCCCGGTACCGGTGCCGCCACCACCACCGCTGCCCGAGCCGTCGCCGTCTCCATCACCCGAGCCATCACCATCACCGGAGCCGCCATCGCCCGAGCCACCGCCATCGGAGCCACCGCCACCGCCACCGCCGCCGCCCGAGCCGTCGCCTGGATCAGCGGGGTCGGTTGGATCAGGAGGATCGGTTGGGTCTGGCGGATTGCTGGGGTCGTCAGGATCGGGAGGCGTGTTCGGAGAACAGAAGGTGCCGTTGTAGGTGTAGCCGGGAGGACAACCACCGCCGTCATCTGGGGGAGGTGTGTCGTCGGGATTCTGGGTGTCGCCGGCCGTAGGATCGCCGGGCGAGCGGAGCGTGCTTTCGCTGCACTGCATGCCGTTGCCGCTGTACGAGTAAACACCAAAGACCCCAGGCGGATTGCCGCTGGTGTAGACGTAAACGTTGGAGGCGGCGGTGTAGGTGAAGGCGTACTGACAGCCATTACCGCAGACAGACCCCGGAGGGTCGATGGTCGGTTGGCCTACAGCGGCCTTCATCAGGTGTTCGTGGCTGACGGTCTGGCCGTTGGTGGACTCGCATATATCCAGCGGCGGCGGATCGCACGTCACGCCGTCTGCTGACCCATACGGGCAGTTGATGGGCCTGGACCTGTAGCTGCCGAAGCGGCGAATTGTTCCCTCTGATGAGTCATAGCAGTCGCCCGCAGTCGACCCGCTATAACCGGTATAGGCGTATCCAACCATTGGGCCAAGGGCGGTACAGGCTGCCGCTTGACTGGTGAGCCAGCCGGTCGAGGCGTTGTAGGTGTTGTTATAGGCCTGATACTCCATGACAACGACTTCGGCCTGAACTTGGCTCGCGGCAAAAGCAATTGCCCCGGCGATCGATAGCGCAAGCAGGCGCTGAAGCAAGCGGCTCACAGAAGCGTTCATCAGTCGCAACATTCGCATCCCTACCACCTAGAAAAGATCGCGTAAGCGCAGGCCGATCCGATGCAGAAGAAGGCGAACTCCCAGAGCGCTTGCATGGCTACCTCGCTAAGAGAAAGGCCGGCACTAGGCCGGCCCGGGTTGCTGGTGAGCGTTACGAACGCAGGAAGCCGAGGACGACGCGGGCACCCTTGATGCCGGCGTATACCGCTGCCAGCAGGGCCGCGACGGCGAGGACACCGGTGGCGATGGTCGAGAAGTCCACGCCATCGGTCAGGGTGCTGTAGTCCCAACCGGCGGCGTGGGAGGCGGAAGCCGCGATGGCGAAGGGAACGGCCAGGGCCAGATCGCGGGAGACGCGTTTGATGTTGTGCATGGTGGTCACTCCAAATGGGTTTTCAGGCGTGCTTGAGGAAGTCGAGAACGGTCTTACAGCCGATGCCGATCAACAGCACAGTGGTTACGAGCGTGAATCCGATCCCGAACACCTGGGCCAATACCGCGGGGTCCAGCTGGCTGGGGTCGAACTGTTCTGGAAGCTGGACCAAGACCCAGCCCCCGGAACACAGGGGCGCCCCGCCTGCGTCGACCGAGACGGTGCCGTCGCAGGTGAGCGCGTAAGTCATTCGCCGGCCTCAAGGTCGGCGGATTCAAAGGGTTCGCAGTCAGGGCAGACGGCGAAATGGGGCGGCAGGCTGAGGTCTGGCAGCAGGTCGCTTTGCGGCGCGGGCAGCGCCATGAGCTTGCCCATGTCGTTGCCGCAGCAGTCGCAGTACACCCGGTCATCGATCAGCATGGCCGCCCCTCCCGGTTAGTTGGCCTTGGCCGGGTCGCCGGCTTTGGCCTGGGGTTGAGCTGGGGTGCGCGGGGTGTCGGCAGCGGCGCGGGTCTGGACGGCTTCGAGCTGGAGCGCCAGATTCTTGCCCTTGTTCTGGCCACCACGGGCAATCTCGAAGTGGATGCGCACCAGTTGCAGCGGCTCGAACTTGGCGCCGGCTGCGAAGATCTCGTCGGCTACTTCGTCCGCTGCTGCCATGCCGATGATCGACAGGCCGTGTTCGGTCTTGCCGTCCGGCTCATCGCCGTAGAAGACCTTGATGTACTTCTGGCCCGCTTCACCGTCGAAACGCTGAGTGCCGAGAAATGCAACTTCCATAGTCGAACGTGCCATCTTATGTTTCCTCTCTAGTTGCGCTTTATTGCGCTGCTTTGCTTTCTGCAGGCCGAGCGATCCCGAACGAGTGAAAAAGCAATTTCACTGCGACCGGCTTGTTACTTGGCTTGCGGGTTATCTATAGCTTTATTTAAACGCTCTTGGAACAGCTATTTATCAAGCATTAAAAGATTCAATACTTCATTTTTTAATGCGACGAATAGTGCTGAATTGACACTTTCCATTTGAGCAAACATCAATTTAATTAATCATTCGCAACACTGTTTAACACCAAGGGCTTCGCCCTTGTCATCCCACTCTTGCCGCCGAGGGCTCGGGAGCGCGGGAGGGAAAAGCGCTCCCGCACTCACGAGCGGAGGCTGTTTCGGTTCGTGCAGGGTCAAGGGTGCGCTCCGCCCGTGCTTCCGTTCGCCGGATCGGTGAAGCGTGATCCGACGAGCCGGGAGCGCGGCCCTTGACCTCTTCGGCCACGCGCTCAGCCTGATAACGCTCAGCGACATAGCGACGCAGCTCGACGAGGGACCGGTGTTTCGTTGGCTCGCTACCGTCCAACGGAATGAACAGAGGAACATCGCGGCGATAGGTGACGTGCCCGTACAGCTCCCCGCCAACGGTCAGCTCCCGACCGATCTCATGCCAGTTCGGGTCCGCGATGCGAACCTGCATCCGCTTGCGCCCTACCCCACCAGCTCGAACGGTTCGTGAATCGGGACGAAGGGCGTTGGCTTGCCCGAGTCGTAGATAACGCTCCACCACTTCGCGGGGCGGTCGGGTGGCGTGTGTTTCTCGCAGATAAAGGCCGGTTCCACTGTCCAGTCCGAGAGCAGAGGCTTCCAGGTTCCACCGACGCAGCCCATTTGTAGCGTGCGAATCGGCCGCGCATATGCGGGGCGGCATAGGGCGCATGGTGTGAACCGGGAGGGACCGGGTTTCGCCATTTCGCGTCTGGACCAGCAGACAGAGCAGTCGCAGTCCTGGGCGTGCGGAAGGCGTTGATATTGGGAGTTGGACATAACTCATTGCCCCACCTCTTGCTTAGCTAACACTGCGCGAGCGGCAACCAAGGCATCATTCAAAAGGCCGACATCAGCGGGCACTTTGCCTAGGTAAGGAAGCAACTGATCCAAAGAGGCAACGCACTTAGAAAGCGCAGAGATCACTTCACGGTCGTTACTTGCCTCCTGCATGCACTGCGCAGCAGCGCCAAACGACGCTTCCAGGCGAAGAACGATTTCGGCGTTCAGGGAGCGGCGTGCAGCCCAAGCGGACTGCTCGACCTGGGCGCGAAGTGCAGCAGGCATACGCAGCTTGAATTGCTGGTCTGTGCGGCTCATTGGTCCACCCCCGGAAAACGCACCAGACGGGTTTTGCCAAGTTTCACGCTCTCGACGGCGCCAGTCCTGACCCAACCGGCAACCGTATCCACGGACACACCGGCCAGAGCGGCGAAGGCGGCTTGCGTATAGAGAGGAGGATTCATGCGGTCCACTCCTGCTCCAGCAGCCAGCTACGCAGCAGCGCACTGTTAATCATGCGCCGCTTGCCGAGCTTTACGGTGGGGAGTACGCCCCGGTAGACCCAGGCGCGGGCCATGGAGCACGTTAGGCCGTTACGTTCCGCCCAGGCTTCTACGGTTTCCACGTCCTGCTGTGGGCCGATCAGTTTTGAAGGTTCCAGCTCTTCCAGTTCCAT